CAGATCCAGACGAAGACGAGCGCGCGCGACCGGGTGAACGCGGTCAAGGGCGTCTTCGTCTCGGCCAAATCCGAGTGGCAACCGACCGACTTCCCGCCGCTCGTCTCGTCCACGTATTACGCGGAAGACGGCAACATCCGCTATTACCGCGACGTGGTGCTGCCGTTCACAACCTCGAGCTCCTGCGCCCAGCGCCTCGCGCGGATCGAACTGCGCCGCGCCCGGCAGGAGTTGACGATGACCGCGCGGTTCAAGCTCGACGCGATGCAGCTGCGCGCGGGCGATACGGTGATGATCACGAACGCCAAGTTCGGCTGGACGAACAAGGTCTTCGAGGTGATGGACTGGCACTTTGCCAGCGACGGCGAGCCTCCGCAGCTGACGGTCGAGATGACGCTGCGCGAGACGGCCAGCGCGGTGTACGACTGGGACGTGAGCGACGAGATCGAGATGGCGACGACGCCAACGACGACGCTGCCTAATCCGTTCGCGCTCGACGCACCGACCAACCTTTCGCTCGTCGCTGATGGCACTACGCAGCTGGTGCAGGCGGACGGCACCGCGCTGCCTCGGATCAAGGTCTCGTGGTCTGCGCCCGCGGAGCAGTTTATCCAAGCAGGCGGGTCGGTCGGCATCGACTACAAGGAGAGCACGAGCACGACGTACCTGACGTGGACGACGGTGCCGGGCGACCGTACGCTCGAGTACATTTCCTCGGACGTGAAGATCGGGCTGGGTTACAACGTCCGCATCTACGGGCTGTCGTACTTTCAAGTCGCGACGAGCTACGTGACCGCTAGCGTGACCGTCGTTAAGGACACGACCGCGCCGAACGCCCCGACCTCGCTTACCGCGAACGTCGGCACGGGCCGCGCCGTCTCGCTCGACTGGGCGGACAATACCGAGACCGACCTCTCCGAGTATGGCGTGTACCGCAACACCAGCGGGACGACTCCGGCCAACGCGAACACCGACAAGATCGCCGAGGTCCGCGCGTCGCGCTTTGTCGACACCGAGGTCGCGACCGGCACGACCTATTACTACTGGGTCAACGCTTACGATATGCTCGAGAACGTGAGCGGGTTTTCGAACCGCGCGCAGGCAATCGCGACCGGCGTGACCGCGGGCTCCGTTGACCTGACGCCGCCGAGCACGCCCAACGCGCCGACGTTCTCCAGCGAGACCACGTACATTTCAAGCGATGGGACTTCGCTCGCACGCATTACGATCACCGCTCCGGCAATGCCGACCGGCGGGGCTTTGCTCTCGATCCTCTTCCGTCGCTCGGGCTCTAGCGAGTGGCAGATTGGCGACCTTGTCGGCAGCGGCTCAATCGCGGTCTCCATCGACGACCTCACGCCGGGGCAGGCTTACGAGTTCGCCGCGCGCGCGATCAGCAACTTCGACGTGCCGTCGTCGGTCTCTGCGACGCTTTCGCGTACGGCGCCTTCAAACACGACGGCGCCAGCCGCTCCCACGAGCGGCTCGGTAAATGCCAACGCATCCACGATCCTCAGCTGGAGCGTTTCCTCCATTTACTTTTCGGCCCGCGCTCAATGGACTTTTTCAACAGACCAAAAGCGCGTGGCGTATTACGAGGTTAAGTCGACCACAACTAACAGCGACGGCGCGACTGACTACATCTGGTTTTCCTCGACCGGCGGATCTGCGCTTTACCAAACAGCCGAGAACTTTTTCGACTACTATCGCACCACCCCGGCATCGGGTCACGTTCGAGTGCGCGCGATCGACTTAAACGGCAATGCGAGCTCGTGGCTTTACTGCGGCGATCTCGTGACCGTGGCTCAAGCGATGGGCGGCAATATGGCATTGCAGTCCAGCAGCAACGTAACGACCACCGGAATTAAGACCGGCAGCGGCGCGAGCGTGCGTCAGGTGAATGTCGTTTACGAGACCAACGAGGTGATCGCTATCGCTGGCGGCGGCACAAGCGAGGACGTGCAGATTGGCATCAGCGGCCGCGGGTTCTCCACTAAGCCGGACGAGGGCATCGTCGTCGTCGAGGACGTTCTCTACGCGGGATTCTACGACAGCCAAGCGGCCGCGTCGACTTCGACAACAGCCATCGTGACGATCTTCCGCAACGACGGCGGAACTCTGGCCGCTGGAAACCTTAGACTGTCGGGCCGCTTTACGGACTACTCCTGACCTATGGCTCTTCAAAAATCCTTCACCCTTCCGAGCGGCGTCTCGGGCAACTACATCCGCTTAACCGCGCATCGCTGGGACCGGCAGGCGCGCGAGGCGGTCGCGTGGTTCTCCCTCTACGTGGACGCGGCCGCGGCCTCAAGCGGCAAGGCACCGCTGACGCCGTGGATCGCGAAATTGTGGCTGACCGGCGCAAAGTTTGATCAGTACCTGAGCAACCCCGACCTCGAGTCGCCGGGCGTGCTCGCGCAACTCTACGCCGCGGCGAAGGCCGAGCCGATTTCCTGCGACTTTGGCAGCGATGCCTTCGCCGACGCGCTCGACGTTTAGCGCAAAAAAGATTCCGCCTAAGTCGTTGCCCGCGCGCGCCTTGCGGCGTGGCCGCGGAGAAAGTGCGGTTTGAGCTTCGTTTCGCCCCGCGATCTGCTACCTTCGGGGCGTGATCAACAAACGCTCCATTAACGCCGCGCTCAAACGCGCTGGCCTTCCGGTCGAGATTCAGAACCACGGTGACGGCGTCTCGTACTTCACCTCCACGCTGACCGGCGGTCAGGTCGGCGAGTCGGTGCTGGTTTGCTATCTGAAGCAGCAATCAATCGAGGGCTGGGTTTCCGACGCGCGTTTCGCGCTGAAGCAGGAGGGCGCGTCGTGATCCGCGCCGCTCTCCTCCTCGCCCTTGCCTCGGCCGCGCACGCCGCGCCGCCGGAGGCGTTCTGGCTGGCGCTTCATCAGGTCGAGACCTCCGGCCGCGTTGGGCCGATCCTCGGCGACGGCGGCAAGGCGCTTGGTCCGCTCCAGATCCATCGCGGGTATCACGCCGACTCGCGCGTGCCGGGCGACTACTCGCGCTGCGCTGACCTCGCCTATTCGCGCCGCGTGGCCGAGGCTTATCTGCGCCGATACGCGCCGAAGGCGTGGGCCGCGGGCGACGTCGAGACGCTGGCGCGCGTCCACAACGGCGGCCCGGCGGGCGCGCGCAAGGCTGCGACGCTGGGCTACGCGGCGAAGGTCAAGGCGGCGATGGGAGGTGCACGGTGAATTACGAGACCTTCCTTGATGCAAAGCGGCACGTCGGCGCGCGGCACGGATTCGAGCCAACGTTTATCCCTTCGAAGCTGTTCGACTTTCAGCGGGCGCTCGTCTCGTGGTCAGTCGAGCGCGGCCGGTCCGCGATCTTTGCGGACTGCGGGCTTGGCAAGACGGCGATTCAGTTGACCTTTGCCGAGAACGTAGTGCGCCACACCAACCGCCCGGTCCTCGTCCTTACCCCGCTTGCCGTGGCGCGGCAGGCTGTCGAGGAGGGCGAGAAGTTCGGCATCGATTGCGTGCGGTCCTCTGACGGCAAGTTCCCGGCCGGTGCGCGCGTGGTGGTCACCAACTATCAACGCCTGCACCACTTCGACCGGACGCAATTCGCGGGCGTGGTCTGCGACGAGTCCTCGATCCTTAAGAACTTCGACGGGATGACGAAGGCCGCGGTGACGGACTTCGCGCGTAAGATTCCCTACCGCCTGCTGTGCACCGCGACCGCCGCGCCCAACGATTACATCGAGCTCGGCACGTCGAGCGAGGCGCTCGGCGAGATGGGCTTTTCGGATATGCTCGGCCGCTTCTTCAAGAAGCAGGGACCGACCACGTCGCGATCCGACGAGCACCGCGCCGGAGTCTGGCGCTTCCGCGGTCACGCCGAGAAGGAGTTCTGGCGCTGGGTTTGCTCGTGGGCGCGGGCGGTTCGTAGGCCGAGCGATATGGGCTGCGATGACGGACCGTTCAAGTTGCCGAAGCTTACCACGCGCGAGCACGTCGTGGTTGCGCGGAGCCAGCGCGACGGGATGCTGTTCGACCTGCCTGCGATGACGCTAGCTGAGCAACGCGAGGAGCGGCGCCGCACGCTGACGGAGCGGTGCGAACTGGTCGCTAATCTGGTTGGCAATACCGGAAAGCCTGCGGTCGTATGGTGCCATCTCAACGACGAGGGCAAGGCTCTCTCAAAGCTGATCCGAGACGCGGCCGAGGTATCCGGCGACGACGAGGACGGAAAGAAGGAGGAGACCTTTGAGGCGTTCGCGAATGGCGAGTTGCGCGTGCTCATCACCAAGCCGCAGATCGCAGGCTTTGGGCTCAACTGGCAGCATTGCGCGCATCAGACCTTCTTTCCGTCGCACTCGTTCGAGCAATGGTACCAAGCCGTTCGCCGCTGCTGGCGATTCGGACAAAAGCGCGACGTGGTCGTCGATGTCGTCGCCTCCGAGGGCGAGTCGGGCGTCGTCTCGAATCTGCAACGCAAGGCCGACCAAGCCGACGCGATGTTTAAGCATCTGGTCTCACTCATCAACGACGAGCTCCGCATCGAAGGCGCGAAGCACGTTGCCTTCAAACCCGCTTTCCCCTCTTGGCTATGAACAACGACAAGCAACACATCACCGACCGGTTCGCACTCTACAACTCCGATTGCATCGACGTAATGCGCGCAATGCCAGACGGAGCGATTGACCTATCCGTTTATTCGCCTCCGTTCTGCGGGTTGTACAACTACAGCAGCAGCGAGCGCGATCTCTCGAATTGCCGCTCCTACTCGGAGTTTTTCGAGCACTACGACTTCGTGATCTCGGAGATCGCGCGGCTCACCAAGCCCGGACGGATTACCGCGGTGCATTGTATGGACGTGGCTGGCACCGGCAACGGGCCGACCGCCAAGATGGGCGTTGCCGCGAACGTAGGCTCGGGGCTGATAGACTTTCCCGGTGACATCATCCGCGCGCACGAAAAGCACGGGTTCCAATTCTGTATGCGCCGCGTGATCTGGAAGGAGCCGCTCGGCGTTCGCCTGCGGACGATGGCGAAGGGGCTGGCGCACGCGCAGATTGTCGAGGACTCGACGCTCTGCGACGTGGCTGGAGGCGACTACCTCCTGTGTTTCCGCAAGAAGGGAGACAACCCTGTGCCGGTGGCGCATCCTACCGGCCTTCACTCCTACGCTGGCGAGCGGCAGATGCCGCGCGAACTGCTCGAGTGGAAAGGGCACGACGGCAAGCAGACCGAGAATCGGTTCTCGCATTGGATCTGGCGCCAGTACGCCTCTTGCGTATGGGACGACATCCGCATTGAGAACGTGCTCGCCTACGAGGAGAGCCGCGACAAGGACGACGAGCGGCACGTGCATCCGCTCCAGCTTGACGTGATCGAGCGCGCGGTGGTGCTTTGGTCGAACCCCGGCGAGGTTGTGTTCACGCCTTTTATGGGAGTTGGTTCCGAGGTCTACGGCGCCGTGCTAAACGGGCGCAAGGGCGTCGGCGTCGAGCTAAAGGCTAGCTACTACCGGCAAGCCGTCCGCAATCTGTCATCGATTGAGCGCGATCAGAAAACCCACGAGCTCGCTTTCGAATGACCACCGACCTACGCACGGCGCTCGACGATGCGCTGCGCTCCGGCAAGTCGCCGAAGGAGTTCGCGCACGAGTTCAACATCTCGGTCTCGTGGACTTACCGCCTCTCGTGGGAGCTCGGCTGGCGCGCGATGCATCTCTCCGAGGGCGAGCGACGGCTGATTCGCCAGCTGCGCGAGGAGGCCAGCCGGTGACCAAGCGCAAGCCATACCGGCCTCAGGGCGTGATGAAAAACACGACCGGCGGCGGTCACTCCGCGGCGCGGTACACCGGCACGCACGGCGTTGCCGAGCGGAGCGGGCAATACGTTTACATCCGCGGCGAGGGATGGCTGCGCTGGGCTGACATCGCCCGAGACGTGGCACGCGGCCACCGCGAGTTTATCGCGAGACGCGCCATCGCCGGGCACTACCTTCCAAGCTTCGAGAGCAGGCAAGCGGCCGAGGCCGCAGAGCACGCCGCGAAGCGCAAAACCTCTCCCATCAAATGAACGATCAAATCCTAGCTGAACTCATCACGATACGCCAGCTGCTCGAGCGCGCCATCGCCGCGCCTCCGGCCGCTCGCCCCGCTGCGCCTGCGCCCGCAGGGCAAGTGGCAATCCCGCAGCCGTCGCAGCTGGTCGCCGATCCCGGCGCGGTCTGCGTCCACTTTGGGAAGAACGACGGCCAGCCGTTGAGCTCCCTCAACGACCGCAGCATCGAGTGGTATGCGACGCCGAAGGAGCCGCGACTGAACAAGCAAGGCCAGCCGTTCCCGCCCCGGCCCGCAGACGAGCAACTCGCGAACGCGGCGCGGCAGCTTTACCACTCGAAGCGCGGCACGCTTGTCGGCAAACCGCCGGTCGCCGAGATGCAATTTACGCCGGGCTCCGCGGCGCCGGACATCGACGAGAACGTGCCGTTCTAAAGACTTAGCCCCGCCGGGACTTCCCAGCGGGGCGCAGTGAACAACAACAACCCGAAAACAACGACCGAACAATGAGTGCAGAAGAAGTCAAAAACACCGAGACCATCACGGGCTCGACCGCCATCACCAAAACCGCAGCGCGCTCGCCGATCAACTTCGGCCAGCAGGGCGTGCAGCTTGCCAGCCTCGAGGACGCTTACCGATTCGCCAACGCGATCTGCGCCTCCGGCTTCGCGCCGAAGGGGATGGAGAAACCCGAGGCCGTCCTCGTCGCGATCCAACTGGGCGCCGAGCTCGGGCTGACGCCGATGGCCGCGCTGCAAAACACCGCCGTCATCAACGGGCGCCCGGCCATCTACGGCGATGCCGCGCTTGCGCTCGTGCGCGCCTCCGGCCTGCTGACGAGCTACAAGGAGGAGGAGATCGGCGAGCCCGGCAGCGACGCGCACGGCTACCGCGTGACGGCCAGCCGAGGCGATCAGACGACGGTCGAGACGTTCACGATGGCCGACGCCAAGCGCGCCAAGCTGACCGGCAAGCCCGGCCCGTGGAGCGAGTACCCAAAGAGGATGCTGCGGTTCCGCGCGCGCGGCTACGTTCTGCGCGACCTGTTCGGCGATGTCCTCAAGGGGCTTCGCACCGTCGAGGAGGCGCGCGACATCCCGGCCGAGCCGGTCAACGTGACGCCGCTGGCCGACAAGGTCGCGGGCGGACTGAGCAACAACCTTTAACGCAACCCAGAATGAGCACCAACGAAGTCAAAGCAGCAGTCATCGCGAGCGCCGCGGAGCAGTTCCGCGGGCTGTTTGAGAGTCATTACGACGCCATCCGCAAGGCCGCCACCGAGTCCTTCATCGAGGACGACGCGGCCGCGGAGCCGCGCGCCAAGGTCACCGCGGTCGTCGAGTTCGACGCCGTCGCGCAGGCTCCCATCGTTACCGTGCGCCTCGGCTGGTCCGCGCGGTTCAAGGACGAGTCGGAGCAGGAAGTCGACCCGCTGCAAAGCAAGCTCGGGCTCGAGGGAGGTGCCGCGTGAAGATCGATGACATCTGCGCGTTCATCGCTGCCGAGGAGGTGCGCCTTGCCGACAAGTTCGGCCGCGATCTCGACGGCATCTCGCTAATCCTCACGGCCAAGGGCGCCCGCGTCTGGGCTTACGGCACGCGCGGCGCAGACCGTTTCTGCTACCGCTCCGCTGACGCTTCAACCGCGGACGATGCAGCCGAGACGCTGCGACTCGAGCACTTTCCGTCGCCCGAACAGAAGGTCGCCCGGCTCCGCGACCAAGCGCGCGAGCTCCTCCGCGCCGCCGCGGATCTGGAGAAGGAGGGCGCGCGATGATCATCGAGACGCACGCCCAGTACCACGCCAACGCGGCCGTGTCGCACTCGAAGCTCGAGGTCTTCCGTCGCCGCCCGCGCCTCTATCAGATGCGCTACGTGACGCGCGAGCTACCGGCGCCGGAGCCGACCGCGGCCTTTCGCATCGGGTCCGCGACACATTGCGCGGTGCTCGAGCCAGAGAAGTTCCCGACCCTGTACGCGCAGCGGCCGGAGGGTATCGACCGGCGGACGAAGGAGGGCAAGGCCGCGTGGGAGAGCTTTACCGCGCAGCACTCGGGCAAGGACTTCCTCGACGCGGAGGAGTGGGCGCAGATCTCCGCGATGATGGAGGCCGTGCGGGCGAACCCGCTCGCGTCGCAGCTGCTCGCGCAGGGCACGCCCGAGCTATCGTGGCGCGTCGAGACGGGCGCGATCCCGCTGCAATGCCGGACCGATTGGTTTAACCCCAAGGGTTGCGAACTTTCGGCCGGGCGTCCCTACGTCGCGGACCTCAAGACGATTGAGAGCCTCGACGCAGACGCCTTCCGCAGCTTCGAGCGGGCTGCGTTCACCTACGGCTACCACCGGCAGGCGGGCTTCTACTTGCCGCTCATCACCGAGATCATCGGCGCGCCCGTCACAGACTTCTTCTTCATCGCGGTGGAGAAGCAGGCGCCATACGGCGTCGCGGTCTTCCGCCTGACCGACGAGGCCGTCGCGACGGGACAAGACGAGTCGCTCGCTGATCTGCGGAGGCTCAAGATCTGCCGCGAGACTAACGTCTGGCCGAACATCGAGCCGGAGGTCACCGAGCTCGGCCTGCCTAAGTGGTACGCGGGAGGTGCGCGATGAGCAACTTCCTCGCCTTCACCCTGCTGCTCGTGGCCGTCGTGGCTTACGCGCTGCTGACCGCGCAGAACGATGACGGGAGGCACGACGATGACGACCGCTGAAATCGTTTGCGGCATCGCCCTCGCGCTGATCACCGGGCTCCTCGGCGGCTACTTCTGGGGCGTCCGCGAGGGCGAGCGCCTCGGCCGAGACAAGGAGTGGCTCGACTCGTTCTTCCGAGCCATCGATCAGGACAAGCTCAAGCGCGACCGACTCGGCCGCTTTAAGGAAAAAACTAAATGAACCGCAAACTGACCAAGGAAGAATGGGCCAAGCACGACGCGAAGCTCGAGCAATGCATCCGCGAAATGCACGACCCGAAGACGACCGCGCACTTGCTCGGCATCAGCAACTCGCACGCGCACTACCACTACCGCCTCCGCGGGATGCGGCGCGGCTACATCACCGACGAGGAGCGTCTGCGAATCATCGCGGCGCGGAAGGGGGTGGCGCTATGAGCCATCCCCGACATCCGAAGTCCGACGCCATCGACCGCGCGCTGCTGGAAATGCGGCCGTGGAAAGAGATCCGCGCGATGCTGAAGATCGGCGAGCGGTCGGTTAACTCAGCCGCGCGGAGGCTTACGATGCTCCGCATCCCGGTGACGCGGGCCGAGCGAGAGCTTCTAGCTGATCGGCGCGGCATTGATCGGAGGCTGGTCCCGTGAGCAAGCCGACCTTGGCCGATCTCTCGCCGCGCTACCGCGAGCAAGTCCGCGCGGAACTGGGCCAGATGCCGCGGCCGCGCACCGTCTCTCTCGTGCGGGAGCCTGTG